TGGATCCTTAGAGTTGGATATAGGTAGACATCCCATCGACTTTTCTAAACTAGACGTTGATGCGGATTCACAGTCTGGCCCGTTGGATAGAACTGTAGGACTTACTGGAAAATATACTCCTAATTGGGCATTAGTGGAACCACCAGGAGTCAATCTTGATTTGCGCTATATGACATACGTTAAATATATCAAATCTTTTATTAAGAGTGCACAAGATGAACCAGATAGAGTTGTTCGAGGTCAGTGGAATGACGGTTTGCGTAAGTATACTAGTGGATCCAAATACTTCAAGGAATGGAAAGCTAAACAACTCGAACCTTATACATCAGATCCAGATGTGCAAGCTTTTTCTCAGTCCGGAGAAATGCGCCAGGAGGGCGCAGTTACTACTACTGAATCCGAGGTGGAAGAAACAATGGAGTTTCAAACGGATATCGATCAAGTTAAAGTGGATATTTCCACGTCAATCGATAGTACTAGGTTACAAGCTTCAACTAAAAATACAGAATTAGGTGACTTTTTATCAAGGCCTCTACGTATTGGATCACATAACCTTACAAACGGATTTTATATGGATGTTCAGTTTAATCCTTGGCATGATTTTTTGTCGAATGCTACAGTTATTAATAAACTTCAGAATTATTCACTTATCCGTGGAACTATGCACGTAAAGTTCCTGATCAACGGTGGACCATTTTACTTCGGTAATATTATTTGTGGTTATAAACCGAAGGGAGTAGGTTATGATTTCGTGCAAGGAAACGTCGATCTTGTACAAGATTACTTTCAACGTGCTATATTGCTTAGTCAAAGACAGCACTTGATAATCAATCCAACAAACAGTCAAGGTGGCGAGTTAATTCTCCCATTCTTCCATGATAAGAACTATTTAGATCTGATCGACTCGACAGATATCCTGGATATGGGCGAGATTAGTATGATCTCTCTAGCAGCGCTCGACAGAGCAATTGGCGCTGGGGATCAAAGACAGATCAATATTACAGTGATGGCATGGATGACTAATGTGGAAATGGCTGGACCAACGACTCAAGGAGTTTTGTCGCAGTCTGGTAAAGTAAAGAAAGACGAGTATGGGAAAGGAATTATTTCTAGGCCGGCAAAAGCCATTGCTAGATGGGCTGGGAAACTTAGTGCGATACCAGAAATAGGACCTTACGCCACTGCCACTAGCATGGCAGCTGAGGGCGCCGGAAAGTTAGCAGAGCTTTGGGGCTTCTCACGTCCAGTGAATGTAGCTCCCATTGACCGATACAAGCACCAAATGTTCGGTATTCTCGCGAACAGTTCAATTGATGAAGCTGTTGAGAAACTCTCATACGACCCAAAACAAGAACTGACAGTAGACCATAATATTACAGGTGCAAATTTAGATGATGAACTGTCAATCAAAGCGATAACTTCCAAGTCTAGTCTTTTGACTTATTTTACTTGGAGCGCTACTACCAATGAGAATTCTTTATTAGGAACCATTAATGTTACTCCTTGTCATTGCGACTTTAGGAATGACGGAACTTCAGAATACGGAACTGAATGGGTGCAGACGCCTTTGGCGCATGCAACATTCCCATTTAAGTACTGGCGTGGTGGCATTAATTATCGTTTCCAGATTAACGCTAGTGACCTTCACAGGGGACGACTTCTTTTAGTTTATGATCCTAGAGGATTCACGGGAACAACAATTCCTGACACGAATA